CGTCCGTTCCTATTTTTCTGATCCTGATATTACTCTTGATGGAGCAACTGCTCAGACATTGGATAAGACTGGGGATGGTAACCTTACCTTCCAGTTAACTCAAGATTCTTCATCTGCTAGAAACCTTAGCATCCTCTCTACAAATGCTGGATCTGGTACAAGCACAGTTACAATCACCGCAGAAGATGTTGTTGACATCGATGCCTCTGCTGCAACTGGTAAGGTTCATGTAGAAAACGCAAGATTCCAATCTAATTACATCGCCACAACTGATGCGACGATGAATCTTGACCCTGGCGATGATCGTGCTGTAACTGGTCTGGTTCGTGTTTGGGGTGACCTCCAAGTTGATGGTGTAACGACAACTGTCAACTCAACAACCATGACAGTAGATGATGTTGTCCTTACTCTTGGTGGCGATACCGCTCCTTCATCTGATGACAACCTCGATCGTGGTGTTGAGTTCCGTTATTATGACACTCAAGCACGCTTAGGTTTCTATGGTTGGGACACTAACTATACTGATCTGGCTGGTCACGAAGGTGGTTATACTTTCCTTCATGCTGCTGCAAATTCTTCCGAAACTTTTTCTGGTACTGCTTCTGGTATTACTGCTGGTAACCTTAAGTTAACAAGTAATACCAACTCTACTTCTAATACAACTGGTGACCTTGTAGTTGCTGGTGGTGTTGGTATTACTCAAGATGTGAATATCGGCGGTCTGCTGGATGTTGATGGCACTCTGCGTGTAACTAATACTTCTCGCTTTGATAACAACATCGTTCTGCAAGGTGCATCCAAGACTCTGCAACTGAATAATGGTTCTGGAACTACGAAGATTGAGTTCCAATCCACAACTGGTAATGCAAGCATTGGTGGTGTAACTGATGTAACTGGTAACTTTAACGTCAACACTAACAAGTTCAACGTTGTTGCTTCTTCTGGTAATACAACTATTGCTGGCACTCTGGGTGTTACTGGTGATACAACTCTGACTGGTGCTTTGGATGCAAACAGCACAGTTAATATTGCTGGATTTACTCGTCTTGAAGACACTAATGAACCTAGTATTGCCTTAAATGGTGGCACTGGTTTATATGAAATTCAATCCAGTGATTATGGTGCATTCCGATTTGATGGTGGTGGATATGTTGAAGGCGACACTATGTTTAATAGTGACCTTTACATCAATGGTTTTATCAGACAGAAAGAAGACGTAACGGCAACTTTCAACACGCAAAACTACTTGCAGGTTCGTTATAAGTTCCGTACTGGTACATCTGCTGCATATACTCCTTCATACGCACAAGACAATACATCAAACCTGAGAGTTTATGGTGGTGCTGGTATTGCAACTGATCTTCATATTGGTGATGATCTGTATATCGGTAAGTTGAATAGTGGCGACAATGTTGAGTTCCAAGTTCTTGGTGAGTCTGGTAATACAACTATCGGTCGTTCTGGAGCAGGTACTTCATCTGTTGGTACTTTAACCGTTTATGGTGATACTCTCTTAGATAGAGATCTGACAGTCAATGGTGATATTACTCTTGGTAATGCAAGTAGTGATGTTCTGACAATCAATTCTGATACTACATTCAACGATGATGTAAAAATCAATGGTGACAACCTAACGTTCACTATCGAAGCACAGAATGGTACTGATGCATTTGTTGTTGATTCTGACAACGGCAATACAACTATTGCTGGTACGTTAGATGTAGATGATGCAACAACAATTACAAACACTCTGAATGTCACTAATGGTGTTGACTTTGATAGCACTCTGAATGTTGATGGTCAGACTGATCTAAATGGTGCCTTGATCGTTGATGGTGCTACTACAATCAATAATAGTCTCACTCTCAATAAAGCAAGTGGCAACCTCTTGATTCAAAATGGGTCTGGAGTAACTAAGTTTAGTGTAGACACAGACAACGGCAATACTGACATTCAAGGCACTTTCAATGTTGAGGGTGCTACCACTATTGATGATACCTTGGGAGTAACTGGTATCACCTCATTTACCGACAGCACTGATCAATCTGTTGGTGGCAATAATTATTCTGCAGATGGTTCTGTTCGTCTTACTGGTGGTCTTGGTGTTGCCAAGAATCTTGCAGTTGGTGAAGACTTTACAGTTTATGGTAACTTTGTTGTAAAAGGAAATACCACTCAGACTGGTACTACAGTTTACAACAACACAATTGAAATTTCTAACACTCAGGATGCAACGTCCTTTGCTGATAATTCAGTATCTCTCACCACTGATGGTGGTGCAAGAATTAGTAAGAATGCTTGGGTTGGTGGAGATCTTCATGTTTGGGATAATGCAAATTCAAGAAATGCATTCTATGTTGATGTAAGCACTGGTGATGCTACATTACATAATAATATGACCATCGGTGGCGATCTTGTAGTCAATGGAACAACGACAACTGTTAATAGCACGATCACTACTCTCGATGACCCTATTATCACTTTGGGTGGTGACACAGCACCCTCGTCTGATGATGCTAAGGATCGTGGTGTTGAGTTCCGTTATTACGACAGCACTGCTAAAACTGGGTTCTTCGGACTTGATAGATCCTCATTAGAATATGTTTTCTTATCCAATACATCTAATTCAAGTGAAGTTATTAGTGGCACAGATGGTGATCTTCGCGCTGGTTCTCTGCATCTTACTGGGTCTGGCACGACTCTTGATGTTGATGCCAATGCCAATATTGATGGCACCCTGACAGTTGATGGACAGATTACTTCTAATGTTTCTACTGGAACACCTCCTCTGGTTGTTGCTTCCACAACGAAAGTCAATAATCTGAACGCTGATCTTCTAGATGGTTTCACTACAGATTCCACAGCAAATGCAAATACAATTGTTCTTCGTGATGCTAGTGGAGATTTTGCTGCTAATAAAATTACAGTTGCTACTGGAACTGGATCTGGCGCTGGTATTCAAGGTAATGCTCTTACAGCAGACACACTTAAGACTGCACGCACTATCACAGTTGATGGCGTTGTAAATGGCAATGTCTCTTTCAATGGAAGTGCAGATGTAACCATCACTACCACATATGACGATGCAGATATCACTGCTCTGGCAGCACAGGCAGGCACTGGTTATATGGTCAGATCTGCTGCCAACACTTATGTACATCGTACATTTGCAGTTACCTCTGGTTCTGGTATTACACTGACAAATGCTGATGGAATTTCTGGAAATACTACAATCAACGTTGCGTCGTCGGCATCTTCAACTCCTGACAACCTGGTTCTTCGTGATGGTTCTGGTGACTTTGCTGCTAACGTCATTACGATGGCAACAGCAACAATCTCTGGAGCAGCGACCATTGGCACAACCCTGGGTGTTACAGGTGCAACAACTCTGAGTTCTACTCTGGGTGTTACAGGTGCAGCAACATTGAGCAGCACTCTGGCAGTCACTAGCAATGCTACAATTGGTGGCACACTGGGTGTAACTGGTGTTTCTACTCTTACAGGTCTTCTGAATGCTAATGGTGGTATTGCAGTTGACACGAATAACTTCACAGTCAATGGAAGTACGGGTTCTGTCGTTACTGCAGGCACGTTAAGCGTTGGTAGTACATCTGCCTTTACTGGTGCTATCACGGCATCTGGAGGCGTTGTGGGCGCTCTCACAGGCAATGTAACTGGTAATGTCACTGGTGACGTAACTGGTGATCTTACTGGTGATGTGACTGGTAATCTGGTTGCAAATTCAACTGCTCTGAATATTCTTCCCGCTGCAGATAGTACACATAACTTAGGTTCTACTACAGTAAGATGGGCGAACGTCTATGCAGATAACCTTAATGCAGGTGGTAACGCAACTATCGCTGGTAATCTCGATCTTACTGGAAACATTGCGGTAACAGGTACATCTACATTTACTGCTGAAGCAACATTTGCAACTCACATCAATCTTGGTGATAATGATGAACTGAGAATTGGTGATGGTAATGATTTAAAAATTCTGCATAACGGATCCAATAGTATTATTAATGATGAGGGAGTTGGTGACTTATACTTAGGTGGTAATGCTAGTGTTAATATTACTAATGGAGCACTTTCGGAATTTAAAGCAAAGTTTATAACAGATGGTGCAGTAGAACTTTACCATGATGGTAGTAAGAAATTTGAGACAAGTGCGACAGGCGCGACTATCACTGGCGTCTTGGTTGCAACATCTCTGACGGGTAATGTAACTGGAGATGTTACTGGCAATCTGACTGGAAACGTCACTGGTGATGTCACTGGCGATCTTACTGGTAACGTTACGGGTAACCTTACTGGTAATGTGACTGGTAACGCCACTAGCGTTTCGGTAAGTCAGTCTGGTAGCGTTGGCGATTACTTCGTCGGTATCGTTGCCAACTCTGTTGGATCTGGTACTTCTGCTCTCAGAGCAGATTCTGGTATGAAGTTCAACACTGGCACCAACGTTCTTACTGTAACTGGTGGTGTTACTGCTGATCTTACTGGAAACGTCACTGGTAATCTCACTGGTAATGTCACTGGTACGGTTTCTACTCTTAGTAACCATGACACTGGCGACCTGACAGAAGGCACAAATCTGTATTACACAGATGCTCGTGCTGATGCTCGTATTGCTGCTGCAACTACTGATGACCTGAGTGAAGGTTCTACTAATCAGTATTTCACTGAAGCAAGAGTTCAAACAAAACTTGATCATGCGTTTGAACAACTTAGAGCAATGCTCAACAACCTTGCTACTACTACCACTTTGGTTCTGAATTTGTCTGGAGATCCTACTCCTGGTGATGTCGTTACGCTTGGTTCAATTGTAACTGGTGGTACTGGTTATTCCACATCAACAGGTGTTGCTACTACCTCCAGTGGCAGTGGCACTGGATTGACAGTAGATATCACAGCATCTGCTGGTGTCATTCAGAGCATCGCTGTTAATTCTGATGGTAGTGGATATGTTGCAGGTGAAACCATCACTATTAGCACTGGCGATGGTAACGCACAAGTCACAGTTGGAACAGTTAAGACCATGGCAGTTGGTAACACTATCACTGGCGGTACTTCTGGAACCACTGGTGTTATCACAGCACTTGGTGCTACTTCAGTAACCATCGATACAATTGATGGATTCTTCAAGAAGGGTGAAACAGTTTCTGCTGGTAATGTAACCACTCTCACGATCTCCACATTCGCATAATAGAAAATGTCCGCTACTAGACCCGCTACTAAAACAGAACTAAGAGATTACGCTCTTCGTCGTTTGGGTTATCCAACGATTGATATCAACGTTGCTTCAGCGCAACTGGATGACCTGATCGAAGAGGCAATCGATTACTATCAAGAGTATCACTACAATGGTAGTTACAAGTCTTTCATTAAGATTGAAGTGACTGATGCTATCAAAACTGCTGCTAAAGCAACTGCTCAAATTGGTTCTTCTGCTTGGTATGAAGATACTCAGTATGTTTCTCTCCCTCCTGGAGTGATGAGTGTCAATCGGGTATTCAGTCAGATCGGTGCATCTAGTGTTGTTCCTGGTAACATCTTCAACATTAAATATCAGATCTTTTTGAATGACATCTATGCGATGACGCATGGACATATTCTTCATTACTTTATGACATCTCAATATCTTGAGACTTTGGATTGGGTTACTAATAATAATGCAAATCGTAGAATAAGATTCAACGAACATCAAGGTAGACTTTATCTTGATTTTGATTGGGATGAATTGGAAGCAGGGGATTTTATTTTAGTAGAAGTTTTGATGCGCCAAGATCCCGAAACATACACTGATATGTACAATGATAATTGGTTGAAAGATTATGTTGAGGCATTATTCCAACAGCAGTGGGGTCGTAACCTAAGTAAGTATGATGGCATTCAAATGCTAGGTGGTGTTACTCTCAATGGTCGTCAAATTCTTGAAGATGCAAGTCAATTTAAGAAAGACCTTGAAGAACAACTTCGTGATACATACGAAATTCCCCCTCTAGACTTGGTAGGATAATATGGCATTTCAGAATACACCAGCATCTGATTTCGTTTTTAGCGATCATACAAATCTTTTAAAGGCGAATGGTTCTGCTCAAGAGCAGAAGTTTATGGAGAATCTCGTCGTAGAGAGCATAGAAATTTATGGGCAAGATATCTACTATGTTCCAAGAACGATTGTTAATCGTGACACGGCGTTTGGAGAAGACTCTGACTCGCAATTTGATAGCGCAAGAGCAATCAGAGCATACGTTAATAATGTTGAAGGATGGGAAGGACAAGGCGAATTACTTAGCAAATTTGGAGTTCGTGTCGAAGATAAAACGACGTTTATCTTTTCCCGTGAGAAGTTTAAAGAAAAAGTTGACGACTTGGAAACTTTGAATGTAGAGGGTCGTCCAAATGAAGGAGATCTGATTTGGTTTCCTACGACAAAACATTTATTTGAAATTAAATTTGTAGAAGCAGAGAAACCCTTTTACCAACTTGGTAAAGGTTATGTTTGGGAATGTCAGTGCGAACTCTTTGAGTACAGCGACGAAGATCTCGATACTGGTATTGCAGAAATTGATGCTATCGAGACAGCATTTGCCAATGCCATCACAGTTAACTTTGCTGCAGGTGGCACTGGAGATTTTACAATCGGAGAAATTGTTGCTGGTGGTGCTTCTAATGTTACGGCAGAAGTTAAGGCATGGGATTCATCTAATAGACAACTCCAAGTGTTTAATAGATCTGGCATTTTCACTATTCCAGAAACTGTAACTGGTCAAACTTCAGGTGCTGCATGGACATCTGCATCGTACAATACACTAAATAATGTTAATACTGAGTCTAGTGTCGATCAGAACTACGACTTTGAAACTCTTGATGATGATATTATTGATTTCACCGAATCAAATCCTTTCGGTTCTATTGGGTCCACTACTGATACTACAATCTGATGTTAGGCACATATTCATATCACGAAATTTTTAGAAAGACTGTTGTTGCATTTGGAACTTTGTTCAACAACATCGAACTTCGTCGTAATGACGAGGTGATGAAAGTGCCTTTGGCATATGGTCCTAAAGCAAAGTTTCTGGCGCGTCTCGATCAAGTACCTGACCCTACAAATAAAAGAGTACAGATTACACTGCCAAGAATATCTTTTGAAATCAATGGCATTACATACGACTCTTCTAGAAAGGTATCGCCAACTCAAAAGATTGCTATACCCACTAGCAATACAAAAAACAAAAATGTATTCATGCCAGTCCCATATAATTTGGGATTTGAATTAGCAATTATTTCTAAAAATCAAGAAGATGGTTTGCAAATCTTGGAACAGATTTTGCCATACTTCCAACCGCATTATAATCTTTCTGTAAAACTTCTTCCTTCTATGAATGAAGTGAAAGATGTTCCTGTAGTTTTACAAAATATTGATTATGAGGACGACTATGAGGGAGACTTTTCTACCCGTAGAGCAATTATTTACACCTTACAATTCAGTGTAAAAACATATCTTTATGGTCCTGTTACAGAACCCAAGGTCATCAAAAAGGCAATTGTCGATTACTCTACATCTGCAAAAGTCACTGCACCAAGAGAGGTTCGTTATCAGGTAACTCCTACATCTCTGCAAGATAGAGACGGAGTTGTTGTTACTACATTATCATCTGCCACGGACGCAGACGATAATTTAATTGCTGTTGCTGATGCATCAGGTATCAATAAATTTGATAGCATCTATATTGATACTGAACTCTTTAGAGTATCTAAAAAGTCTGGTAATAACTTGACAGTTGTAAGAGCATATGAAGGAACTACTGCTGCGGCACATGCAAATGGTGCTAATGTATTCTTAGTCAATGATGCAGATGATGCGTTGCTTGATTCTGAAGATGACTTTGGTTTTGGTGAACTTACATCTGAGTTTACTGATATCAAGAAACGTAATCCTGTAAGCGGCGCTGACGAGGCAATTTAAAAATGGGCAATCCTTTTGATGGACTGAATGATGCTTTTGGAGCAGAACCCTCTGAACTCCAGAAGCATGTGGAAAAAGTAAAACCAGTATTGAAGAAAACAGAAACAGAAGATGTAAAGCACGATTATGAAGTATCTCGTGCTCAACTTCACAACTTAGTAATGAAAGGACAGGAGGCAGTTGATGGCATACTTGATGTGGCACGAGCGTCAGATCATCCTCGTGCTTATGAAGTTGCAGGTCAACTTATCAAAAACGTAGCAGATACTGCCGACAAACTCATTGACTTACAAAAGAAAATGAAGGAGTTAGATGCCGATGAGAAAAAATCTGGACCATCTACGGTTAATAACACTATGTTTGTGGGCTCTACAGCGGAACTACAAAAGATGCTAAAACAGCAAAAACAGATAAATAATCAGGACACGAAA